TCCACCGCCGGCCCCTCGTCGGGGATGCCGTCGGGGTATCCGCGCTCCCGATACCAGTGGAGAAACACGGCGATCTTGTTGCGGTAGTGTTCCGCCGCGGCCGGCGGCATGCTCTCCAGGAGCACCTCGGCGAACTGCTTCCAGGTCAGGTGATCCGGCTTGACGATATTGCGATAGCCGAGGATGTTGCCGGACTCGCGCACGTACAGTGCCCCCTGGTTGGCGCCGTTGACCCGGGCCACCACGCGCGCCCAGGTTTCCGGCTCGATGACCTGGAAAAGCCACAGCCCCTTGCGCTGGTCGTCGCCGTAAGGCTGGCAGATGCGCGCCTGGTGGATCGTCAGGCCCGCCTGGTGCATGCGGTCATAGAGCCGGTTGTAGGGCTTTTTGAATTTCCCGTAATAGGTCCAAACGTCCTCGGTGCGCCAATCGTAGATCGGGTAGATGTTCCACACCCCGCCGCCCAGCCAGGTGGTCCACTGGCGGCCGCCGAAGGACTGTTTCTTGCCGGAGCCGATGGTGCGGTAGCGGTTGAGGCTCTCGTCGGTGCGGATGCCGACAAAGCACGCCGTGGGTTGGCCCTGGCTGTACCACTGGCCGAACTCCGGGGTGAGCTCCTCGAACTCCATGGCGTAGCGATAGAACGGGAAAAAGGACGGATCGGTGATGGACGCGGGGTGTGGCTCACGAACCCAGTCCTCGCGCCTCGCCGGGTCCCAGCAGGTCCATTGGGGCTCGAACTGGCTCACCGCGTTGCGCAGGTTGATCGGCAGGGCCACCCAAAAAGGCTCTATCGCTGGCGCATACAGCGCGTACATGTCGGCGATGTAGTCGATGGTCAGCTTGTACTGGGACTCGAAGTCGACAAACAGCACGCCGATTTCCCGCCCCCTGGCCAGCGCCTCGGCCATTACCAGGTGCAGCATCACCCCGGAATCCTTGCCGCCGGAAAAGCTCAGATAGATCCGCGGAAAGTTGTCGAACACCCACCGGATCCGCTCCCGCGCGGCGGCCAACACGTCGATCCCCAGGCCCTTCTTCATTCCTCCTCCAGTACCCCGTCCGCCACGCGGCAGAAATAGCGGCGTTTATTCGCCGGGTCGCTCACCTCGTAGCGCCTGCCGGACGGCAGGAAAAACACCACCATCACCTTGCCGTGACGGCCGGTGCCGCACGAATAATCCCAAAACCCCTCGATGAAACTCCGCGCCCCGTCGGAGATATCCGCCACCCACGGCGCGCGGCACGTCCTGGCGCACAGCCGGGCCAGTTTTCCGGGCCGCATGGCCTCTTTGACAAAGGCCCTCTGTTTCCGGTTGACATCCTCAAGCCGCAGCAGCGCCAGCATCGGCCGTCTCCTTCTTGCTCGGCAACAGATAGCATAAAAATGCGTACAGCGGGCCGCGGTGGATCGGCCAGGCCCAGTCGTAGAACGTCATCCAGGCGGCATAGCCGATTTTGCGCATGACATGAATCGGGCAATCCAAGGTCTCGATTATGGGGCGGGACAGCCCGTCGGCCTGCCATCCGGTCAGCTCCTGCCACCAGCGGGCCACCCGGTCGCGGTCCGAGCAATCCACCACCCGCGTCTCGAACAACCACAAGCATGTTGACGCGGTGTTGACCGGAGCGCGCAGGGCCCCGTGTTTCTTGTAGCTGGTGGTGGCGTAGCCGGCCCAGGGCGCCGGCGGTGGGTCTCCGAGCACCGCGGCGCGCAGCCCGGCACGGTCCAGGCGGGTGAAACGGTCGGCCGTGCAAAGCCAGCTGCTCATCCGCTCCGGATGGAAGCCGCGCCGGCCGCGCGGCTCGTTCCACATGAAGGCCTTCCAGGCGTTGAGGCCCACCCGGTCCGATCCCGGCGCCAACAGGTCGGTGCCGTCCGTGAAACTTTTGCTCAACAGCGCGCGGCGGGGAATCGTTGGCCCCGCGCCGGCCGTGATGCAACAGACGCCGTTTTCGACCGGGAGCCCGTGGGGCGGCACGCGGTCGTCTGTCATGGCGCCGGCCAAGAGGTCAATCGCGTGCATTCAGAGCTCCGATGGCATCGAGGTAGTTTAGTATTTCGGTCCTGTTGGCTACCAAAAACTCATTGTAGGGTTGAGCGCATAGACCCTCGTCGGCCCTGGCGACAAACTCCACCCGCCCCAGCCCACGCCTGTTTTCCGCGCCCAGGCGGCCCCTGGCGGACAAAAGGTCCAGCGCGCACAACAGAGCGCTCTCCTCAATGCCATCGGCGTGGGTGTCGATGTCGATCCCGCCGACAAGCTCGGTGCCCGTCTTGAGGCATTCGGTGGTGGCGATCATGCCATGGTGGTCCTCGTCATCGCCGCGGCCCTCGTGGTCATCGCGCCGGGTGAGAAACGTCCATTCCATCAGCTCGGCCGCCGGGGTCGTGCCGGTGCCCCACTCCAGGCACTTCGGCCGCAAGTCGCCGACACATATCCGTCCGGGCAGCACGCGATTGCCGATGGCGCATCCGAGCAGGGACAGCGCCGGCAGCATCTGCCGGAAACGCCGCAGCCCGTCGGTGCGCAGCGTGCCGTTGCGGCCCAGCTCGGCATTGACAAGGCCGAGGGTGTGGTTTTGCTCCTCCAGCACCCCGCCGGCGTAGAGCGTGTGAAAAAACCAGAGATTCAACGGCGGCGTGTCGCGGCGGGGCACCAAGCCAAGCGACAGCACCAGGTGGTCGGCCAAAAGGTCGCGCAACTGCCCGCGCAGGGCATTGCCGGCGTAAACCGGCAGCGACAACATGGCCCCGGTGGTGCTGATCACCTGGCAGCGGCGGAACAGGGTGGCATTTCCGGCCTTGGTGTCCGCCCCGTGGGCCAGCGGCGACAGACAGCGGGCCGTGATAGTGACGTCATAGACGCCCTGGGGGGGGCTGTGCCAGCATCCGGCGGCCCGGCGGCCGGGATGTCGACGCATGCCAGGGCCTCGGCGAAGTCCTGCCCCTTTAGGCCCGCCACCATCGCCGCAACCCTCGGATGCCGACGGATCCATTGCATCACCGCGGCGGCCTCCGGCGTATTGGCGCAAACAAAAAAATCCTTGAGCACCGACGCTGAAATACTGCTGACATCGGCATCCACCGATGCGCACAAACGCTCAATGGCCGCCACGGGCGTCGGCTCGGACGCCATCTGCAGGATGCGATCGGCGAAAAAGTCGTTAAAATTGCGGCCCGTCTTGATCTTGGCCGCCCATTTGATCCGCTGGATCATGGTCATTATGTGTGACAGGGTCTGATTCATATCACCACCCTCACCACCACCGACGCGATCACGTAAAACGCGATCATCGCCAGGGCGCCGATGCACATGCCGATCACGAGGCGGTCGGGTTTGCGTGTGCGATAGTCGTCGTGGCGCCGGCCGGCGGAGCGTCGGCGCTCGGGGATCGGCAGGGTTTTGTCGCGGCTGTAACGCTCTATCATGTTACCGGTCCTTTCTCCCGCTGGTTCCAGCCGTCCATGGCGCCGGCGCGGGTGTCGTAGCGGTCCGGGCCGGTGGCGCCGCAGTGCCAGCAGTAGGCGAAGTATTCGGGGTCCCCCTCCGGGCCCGGGACGGCGGCGGTGCAAATCACGGTGCGGCCGCAAAAGGGGCAGGGTTTTTTCGGATTCATTGTGCGCCGTCCTCCAGCCATGCGGCTTGGGTGTCCTCCAGCCAGGCGTCGATGGTCTGGGCCCAGGCGCGCAGCTCGTCGGCGTGCAGCAGGGCCACGGGATCTGAAGGCGGGAGGCGGCACATGTTGTCCGCGCAAAAGCGCATCTTGCCGGCAACGGCCTCCAGGTTGTTCATGACGGCGCCGTGGCGCCATGTTGGGGGGACTGGGTGGGTTGCCATTTTCCGTCGTCTCCTATGGTTTCGATTTTCAGGTTTTCCGGCGACAGCAAGCGCTCGACGCGCTGGTCGATGGTCTCGCCGGCCTCGATCTCGCGCACCCGGCGGTTGATCCAGACCCGAAACTTGCCGGACTTTGCCAGGCGCTCCATCGCCAGACGCTTGTTCTGGTACTGGCTGCGCTCGGACCTGGACTCGCCCACGGCGCCGGACGCGCGGTGGACGATGCGCACGCCCGATGCGGTCTTGTTCTGGTGCTGGCCGCCCGGGCCTCCGGAGCAAAAGGTTTGCACCTCCAGGTCGGCGCGGGTGACGCTGAACAGCTTTTTGCGATGGCGGGTCATGGTTCGCTTGCCTCAATCAATTTGGCATCCAGCCATTCATAAAAGGCTGACGCCTGAACTCCCGGGGCCCCGGCTTGCTGCGCCCACGACGTGCCGCGCCAGGTTTCGGGCACGATCCCCAGGCGGTGGTAGACGGCCACCAGGTGGTCCTGGACCTGGAGGCGAAACCGCTCGTCGAGGTTGCGGAACCCGTCGTCTTGCGCCGGGCGGGTCGGGTCGGCCAGCATGATGTAGATCTTGCGGTAGATGCCGACGTGCTCGGCGGCCATGGACAGCATGGCCCGGGCCAGGGCATCGAGGCCGCCGGTTAGGGTGTAGGCGATGCAATCGCAGATGGTGCGGTCGCAGACCACCAGGTCGTAGCGCGCCAGGGCGTCGAGCTCGGCGCGGATCTGGGCGGCGAAAATCCATCGCTGGGAAACCGCCAGCGGGCACGACGTGCGGCGCCCAACCACCGGATACGGGCAGCAGCGGGCCGTCTCGTGGATGATGCCCACGCTGGTGGCCGGATAGGCGCGCATCAGCTCGTCGGCCAGGTGGAGGACCGCCGTGGTCTTGCCCGTGCTGTGGGTGCCGCTAAAGGCGATCAGGCCGCGCGGGGCGGTGGCGTAGGGCGTCTGGGTTTCCATCAGGCGCCTTTCCGGATCCGCAGGCGCAGACAATCCACCGAGGCCTTGCTCGTGCCGATCATGCGCCCCAGGATCTGGTTGGTCACCTCGAAGTGGCGCGGCATGGGGGCGCGCCGATCGGTGAAATAGACGCGCTCGACGATCCGCCGGCGCACCTCGCGCGCGGTGGCGGCGGGCAGGCGCCCGTCGCGCAGGTCCTGCGGGGCGGCGTGGACCCGGGAGCACTCCTCGTCTATGATGCGCTCGGCACGTACTGGTGCCGCGGCTGCGGCAAGGCCGGGGACCTGATCCAGTTCCGGCATGGCGCACCGTGGACAGATCCACCGGCTTGCGCCCCACGGACGTGCGGTGCATGTAGGTCTTGAGTTTCAGCCGCCGGCGCCCGAGGATATAGGGGCGCAGGGCGCCGCGGGCGCGCGCGGCGTCGAGGCCCACGGCCTCGCAGATGTCCTCGAAGCCGGACTCGAAGGCCGTGAAGAAATACCGCGCGGAGTCGCGCTCGCCCCGGTTGAGGCCGCCCAGGTCCTGCACCGCCCGGAGCAGCACGGCGCACCAGAGCATCACGTGGGGGTCGGCGCCGCGCGGTTCTTCGACGGTGTTGGTGGTCCAGGTCTCTCGCATCGGCTCTTGCATCTTGATCACCTCCCGCGGTTGGGGGCCGTCACCTCGCGTGCGACAAAATGCACGTCCAGGTCGACGCCGCCGGGGTCGAATTCGGCCTCGGCCTTGACCACGGCCTCGGACGGGTTGCGGGCCAGCACGGTGACGGTGCGCTCGCCCTCGTAGGTGAACGTCACCGCGTAGGTGCGCAGCTCGGCCAGGTCGCAGCCGTCGCGGTCCGCGATGGCGATCATCTCCTCGATGCGCGCGTCGACCTGGCGCAGGGCTTGGATCTGTTCAGGATCGCCGAAGCGCAGCGGGCGCAGCAGGGGTTGCGGCAGGTCTGTGTCTCTTAGGATGGGGTGCAGGTTTGGCAT